CTGTCGTAGGAGATGAAGCGGGTACGGCGATTACTACTGGTGATTTTAATACAGGGATTGGTTATGCTTCTTTAGATGCTATTACAACGGGAACTCTTAACTCCGCACTAGGCACTTTTTCTTTAAGTGCAGACACGTTAGGCAGCAAATCAGTTGCTATAGGTCACGGAACTCTAAAAGTACAGAACTTTACTACTGCTACTGATACTTATAACACAGCAGTAGGTTATGGAGCTGGTGAACAAATAACCACAGGAATTCAAAACACCCTTTTAGGCGGTTTAGCTGGAGATGCGCTTACCGATGCGGACTATAATGTAGCAATCGGCACATCAGCTTTAAGCGCAGACACTCAAGGTAGTCGTTCAGTTGCTATTGGTAGAAATGCCCTAACTGTCCAAAACTTTACAACATCCACTGCTGCTTACAACGTAGCATTGGGATACAGCGCGGGTAGTGCAGTTACCACAGGCGTTCAAAATACTTTATTAGGTAGTCTAGCTGGGGATGCTTTGACTGACGCTGATTTTAACGTAGCGATAGGTTACTCGTCTTTATCTGCTGAAACATTAGGAAGTAGAAATGTTGCTATAGGTTACGCAGCTTTAAATGTTCAGAACAATACTACCGCAACAAGTGTTTATAATGTAGCCATTGGTCATGCTGCTGGCGGAGCAGTAACCACAGGTACTCTAAACTCTATTGTAGGTGGATTAGCTGGAGATGCTCTAACAACTGGGGAAGCAAACACAGTTGTTGGCTACGCTGCATTGACTGATGACACAGCTGGCAAAAGAAGTGTTGCTATAGGAACAAAGGCTTTAGAAAACCAAAATTTCACTACTGCAACAGATGCTTATAACGTAGCTATTGGATATGATGCTGGTAATGACGTAACCACAGGTATTCAAAACACCATTATTGGTGGACTCGCTGGTGATGCTTTAACAGATGCAGATTATAATGTTGCACTAGGTACAGCAGCTTTAGGATCAGACACTTTAGGCTCAAGAAACACCGCCCTTGGTAGAAGTGCTTTAACCAGTCAAAACTTTACTACTGCTACAGATTCATACAACACCGCCGTTGGTTTTAATGCTGGTACAGCAGTAACCACAGGCACATTTAACACTTTAATGGGTGGACAAACTGGTGATGCACTTACTGATGCCGATTTTAATGTTGCGATAGGTTCTCAATCTTTAACAGCTGACACGAAAGGAAGTAGGTCTGTAGCTGTTGGTCATGGCACCTTGAACGCTCAAAACTTCACTACTGCTACTAATACTTATAACACAGCAGTTGGTCATGCTGCTGGTTTGTCAGTAACCACAGGTGTTCGTAACACTATTTTAGGAGCATTAGCTGGAGATGCTCTTCAAGCAGCGACAGACAATGTTGCGGTGGGAGTTGGAGCTTTAGGAGCGGACACATTAGGCAGTAAGTCTGTAGCTATAGGTAAAGATGCTCTTACTGTTCAAAACTTTACAACAGCAACAGATGCTTACAACACAGCTGTTGGGTATTTTGCAGGTGATTCTATAACTACAGGAAACGACAACACACTGATAGGGGGTTTAGCGGGAGATGCTCTTACAGACGCTGATGATAATGTTGCTGTAGGACGAAGTGCTTTAGGTCAAGATACGTTGGGCAGTAGGACAGTTGCTGTTGGGTTTGGGGCTTTACAGGTTCAAAATTTTACTACAGCAACTAATAGCTATAATATCGCCATGGGTTATAATGCTGGTGCATCAGTAACCACAGGCGTTCAAAACACTTTAATTGGTGGTTTAGCTGGAGATGCTCTTCAAGCAGCGACAGACAATGTTGCATTAGGTTTTGAAGCATTAACTACTGAAACTGGCGGTCAAAATAACGTAGCTATTGGAACTCGTGCTTTAAAGGCTCAGGTCAATTCTTCTGGCAATATTTACAATACCGCAGTAGGTTCAAATGCTGGAACCTCAGTCACCACAGGTGATATTAACACCCTTATTGGTGGTCTATCTGGTGACGCACTAACAGTTGGAAATTCTAATACTGTGGTGGGATATGGAGGTTTAACCACTGATACAAAAGGCGATAGAAATGTTGCTATCGGTGTTTCAGCTTTAGAACAACAAAACTTTACAACAAGCACAGATGCTTACAACGTAGCAATCGGCTATACTGCTGGTCAGTCAATAACCACAGGCATTCAAAACACCCTAATAGGTGGCGAGGCTGGGGATAAATTAACTGACGCTGATTACAATACCGCAGTTGGTCAAGGTGCTTTAGGTTCAGAAACTTTAGGGGGTAGGTCAACAGCTGTCGGTTATAGAGCCTTAGAAGGACAAAACTTCACTACAGCTACCGAAGCAAACAATGTAGCAGTAGGATATGCTGCTGGTAACCAAATAAGTACAGGACAATTTAATGTGTTGATAGGCGCACAAGCGGGTGTGACTATAACAACCGCAGATCAAAATACTTTGATTGGTGACCAAATTAATGCGGGTTCAATATCAGCAAATAATCAAAACGGATTAGGTCACGCTATTACTTGTGCTGCTGGATTTACAACGCTTGGAGTTGGTTTTGACGATATAAGAGCTGCTCATGGAACTGCTACTTGGGCTGCTGTATCTGACGAGCGTTTCAAAAAAGACATAGCCGACTCTACTACTGGTTTAAGTTTTATAAACGCTTTAAAACCTAGAACATTTAATTATAGAACACTCGGCGAAGTACCAGAAACATTTAATGCTTATACTAAAGACTCAACAAAAGTTTTTAAAAATTCTAAAACTAATCACGGATTTATAGCACAAGAAGTTAAAGCAGCTATAGATGCTGATTCTAGTATTAAAAATGGATTTGCACTTTGGAATGAACGAGAAGATGGTTCGCAAGAAGTAGCAGAAGCAGCATTAATACCAGTATTGGTAAAAGCAATTCAAGAACAACAAACACTAATTGAGTCACTTACGGCTCGTATAACAACCCTAGAAGGGTAGGAGTAAAATATGGCTAGAACAGCTGATGAAAAAAACACAATGTATAATGCAATGGTAGGTATGATTACTGTTATTGATAATACATTAGATGATAGTAATGAGTATTCAAACGATTTAACCAACGCTGAAAAACAAGAAAAAGTTTTACGCACAAGCGGTTATTTAGAGTATGGATTGGAATTTGCTGATTATGGTTCTAAGAGCCTGACTGCAATCGAAGCAGCAGTTACAAAGGCAAAAGCTTATACCCCATAAATTTATGCAAGGACAAGAAGTAAAAATTCTGCCTTTACCAGCGGTTTATATTATGGAAACCACCATGCCTGAAAGTATGGTTGATTCTGTCAACGACTATATTGATGAATATAGAAAAAAAGAAGATCGCGAATCATTAGCACCTACGTTGGTAGGGCAAATAGATAAAGGTGAACAATTACTACTAGACCATACTGATAAGAGACTAGCTGAATATACTCAGTTTATTAGCAATCTAGGTGTTGAATACATAAACCATTATGGTAAATCTGGTAATAAAGTAAGTGGACCAAAACAAGTAGAAACAGATCAAACTTGGTCAGTACACAGTTATGATGGAGACTATAACCCTATACACGATCATGGCACTAAAACTGTTATGGGTATTTCTACTACTGCTTGGACTAAAGTACCAGAACAAATAGGCAGAACTAACGCTACCTCACCAACGTATTCTTTGTATAACGAAAGTGGTCACGCAGATGGCTGTATTATGTTTTCGTATGGGCAAACATCATCCCTAGATGCACAAAGATTAAAACCATCACAATTAATCACAGTAACCCCAGAAGTAGGAAAACTATTAGTATTCCCTTCTTGGTTACAACATATGGTCTTTCCCTTCAAAGGCGAAGGCGAAAGACGAACTATCGCATCCAACTTGAATTGTTGGGATGTGCAACAACCATCACCAGAGGAGGTGCAATAATGTCCGAAGAAGCCGTAATATTTATAGACGATAAAGAAGTAAAAGTATCAGAGTTGTCAGATCAACAAAAATACTTACACTCGCAATTACTAGATTTAAGAAACAAAGAAGCTAGTCTCAAGTTTCAACTAGATCAGGTAGCTGCTAGTATGTCAGTTTTTCAAAACGCTTTTGTTGAAGCTTCAAAAGAAGTAGCAGACGAAGTTCTAAAAGAAGAAGGAGAAGAAGATGGAAATGATAGTTAACGCATTATCCTGGATAACAGTAGTAGTAACAGTTGCAAGTTTAATAGCTGCCAGCACTCCGACTCCGAAGGATGACGTATGGATTGGTAAGCTATATAAGTTTTTAGATTTGTTAGCTTTAAACATAGGCAAAGCCAAAGAAAAATGAATTGGTTAAAAAATCTTTGGAACAAAGTTAGAAACGTAGAAGAAGAAACTGTCAGAGCTAGAACAGAAGAAGGAAAGTTTGTTGCAGACGACAAGTCTACTCCTGATATAAATGAAGCTTACACAACTGTTAAAAAGAAAAAAGGAAGACCTAAAAAGAAAAAATAATGGCTACAGCTAAAGACGCAATACATCAAATCAGTACACACGAAAAAGAGTGCGCTATTCGCTATGAAAATATAGAGAAAAGATTAGATGAAGGATCTGCTAAGTTTAGAAGACTTGAGTATATTATGTGGGGCTTGTATGGCCTAACAGCTGCTTCTTTAGGTATAGACAAATTAATATAAATGAAAGATGGCATTAGAAAAATTTATATTTCGACCAGGAATAAATCGCGAAGGAACAGACTATTCTAATGATGGCGGATGGTTTGACGCTAATCTTGTTCGATTTCGTAAAGGACTTCCAGAAAAAATTGGAGGTTGGGCTAAAGCTAGTTTAAATACTTATCAGTCTACCGTTAGAGCTCTTCATGCTTGGGTAGATCTATCTTTAACTAAATACTTAGGCTTAGGAGCCACTTGGAAATATTACATAAAAGAAGGATCTAACTTTTATGATGTCACGCCGTTAAGAGTCACTACCGCCGCAGGGGATGTAACGTTTGCTGCTACTAATGGTAGTTCTACTATAACTGTAACGGACACAAGCCACGGAGCAGCTACAAACGATTTTGTAACGTTTAGCGGAGCAGCTAGTTTAGGGGGTAATGTTATTGCTGCTGCATTAAACCAAGAGTATCAAATACTTTTAGTTACAAGTGCTAACACATATACGATTACAGCTAAAGATACATCAGGAGCTACAGTTACAGCAAATGCTAGTGATAGCGGTAACGGTGGTAGTTCAGTAGTAGGTGCATATCAAATTAACGTAGGATTAGATACGTATGTAGAAGCAACAGGTTGGGGAGCAGGCACTTGGGGAGCAGGTGCTTGGGGATCTGCTACTGCAATTACAGCTTCAAATCAGTTACGTTTATGGTCGCATGATAATTTTGGTGAAGACTTAGTAATGAATGTACGAGCAGGTGGTATATATTATTTTGATACTAGCGCAGCTACATTAGGGACGACTAGAGCAATACCTTTAACAAGTTTATCAGGAGCAAACTTAACTCCTACTTTAGCTTTGCAAGTTTTAGTTAGTGACATAGACAGGCATGTTGTTTGCTTAGGTGCGGATCCAATATCAGGCAGCTCACGATCAGGCACGTTAGATCCTATGTTAGTTGCTTGGAGCGACCAAGAAAACGCAGCTGTTTGGGAACCTTTATCTACAAACACAGCAGGGTCTTTTAGATTATCTGCAGGGTCTCAAATTATTGGAGCTATTAGAGCAAGACAAGAAACTTTAATTTGGACAGATACTTCTTTATATTCAATGACCTTTGTCGGTCAGCCTTTTACTTTTGGCATAAATTTAGTTAATGAAGGTGTAGGTTTAATTTCTCCAAACGGAGCGGTTAATACACCTAAAGGTATATTTTGGATGGACAAGAAAGGGTTTTATACCTATACAGGAGCTGTTCAAGACATTCCATGTACAGTTCAAAACTATGTTTTTAGTGACTTTAACGAAGGACAATCTTTTCAAACGTTTGCTTTTGTAAACAAAGAATTTGATGAGGTAGGATGGTTTTATTGTTCAGCTTCTTCTGAAGTTATTGATAGGTATGTTGTATTTAATTATGAAGATGGTGTCTGGAGTATAGGCCAACTTACAAGAAGCGCATGGTTAGATGAAGGTATCTTTAACAACCCTATGGCTACTTACACTACAAGCGACGTAGGTTATTTATATAATCATGAAATAGGTAACGATGACGATGGTGCTCCAATGGACAATGTGTTTATAGAGTCCAGTGACTTTGCATTAGGAAACGGAGAACAGTTTCAATCAATTAGCAAAATTATTCCTGATGTTAAATTTACAGGCGACGGTGGTTCAGATCAGACTATTAACTTTGTATTGAAACAAAGAAACTATCCAGGTGAAAGTTTAGCTACAGACTCAACAAACACCTGCACTGCAACTACTACAAAGATAGACACCAGGCTTAGAGCAAGACAAGCAGCACTTAGAATTGAGTCAGATGATGATAATACTGAAGGCGTTAGACTAGGAGTAGGTTTTAGAGTTGGGGCTACTCGTATGGACCTTAAAGTAAACGGTAGAAGATAATGGCTAAGATTTTAGAAACTAGATTGCCAATAGCCATAGGCGAAATATCTCCTGAGACATTTAATAGATTGGTCAGGGTATTAGAGCTTAGTCTTAATAAAATAGATATAGACTCTACTTTGTCGGTTAATGAAGCACAGCGTAATGAAAACAAATTTCAACAAGGCGACATTATATGGAATCTAACTGCACAAGAACTGCAACTATGGAATGGTGAAGAATGGATAACATTATACGAGGGAGAACAGTTCGGAGTAGAAGGCGTTGCTTCTTTAGGCAAAATAACAGTATCAACGGGTGGAGCTACAACAATAACGATATGATGGACAGAGTTAGATTATTAGAAGAGCTTATGTTAGATGAAGGTGTTATTCATGAGATTTATAATGATCATCTTGGATANGCTACATTTGGTGTAGGCCATTTAATTACAGAAAGAGACAAAGAACACGACCAACCTTTAGGAACACCTGTATCAGAAGAAAGAGTTAAGGATTGTTTAAATGCAGACGTAGACATCGTATGCAAAGAACTGGATAAAAACATGCAGTGGTGGCGCGGTCTTAACGATACAAGACAGCGCGTACTAGCTAACATGTGTTTTAATCTAGGTTATCCTAGATTAAGCAAATTTAAAAAGTTTTTAGCCGCTGCAAGAAACGAAGATTGGGAAACAGCTGCTGATGAAATGATGGACAGCAAATGGGCAACCCAGGTTGGAGACCGAGCTGTAAGGCTTAGGGAGAAAATGTTGAATGGCTAAAAAAACTAAGAAGAAAACACAAACTGTGTCAAACTATAAGAAATCATTAAGGAGACCATAATGGCAGCAAAAAAAGGGCTATACGCAAATATAAACGCTAGGAAGAAAGCTGGTACAAGTAGAACTAAAAAGAAATCTACTATAAGCAAAAAAGCATATAAGAATATGCAGGCTGGATTTCCTAAAAAGAAAAAGAAAAAATAATGGCTAAAAAGTTATCCCCAAAACAAAAAAAACTAGCTAAAGTTGCTAAACCTCGTAATAAAATTACAGGTGCGGAC